GACTTGGCGACGGCGTGTGCGGGTTGCGAGTTCGCCCAGAAGTGCCTTGGCCCTGCTGCCATGCGCGCTGAGTTCCCACTGGTGTCAGAAGACACCGAAGGCGGCGCCACTGACTAAACCAAACCCGGAGATTCGTTTTGACCAATACAACAACAAAGCCGTGGGGTGCAGCGGCGGGGGATTGGACCCACTTCGCTGACGCGCTCGGGCTGCGCGAAGACCTCTTGCCAGTGGTGAGTAACCCCAAGGCAGAGATCAGCCCCAACAGCAAGATGCGCGACTTGGGCAAGACGCCCTCGCGCTACGACAAGCAACGCCAAGTCGTTGGCATTCCGCAGTGGACACAGAACATCTCGAGCGACCGCGACATCTCGCGGTGGCAGCGTGACAGTGACCTTGGCATCTGCCTGCAGACACGCGTCGTGCGCGCCTTCGACATCGACATCGGTGAACCCGTGCACGCGCAGGCGGTGCAGGACATGGTAGAGCTGGCGCTGGGCTCGCTGCCTTGCCGCTCACGCAACAACACGGGCAAGCGCCTGCTCGCCTTTCGCATGGCTGGCGAGTTCACCAAGCGCATCATTCGCACCGAGCACGGCGCGATCGAGTTCTTGGCGAACGGCCAACAGTTCATCGCCATCGGCACACACCCAAGCGGTGCAACCTATGAGTGGGAGGGCGGGCTACCTGCTGAGCTCCCAGAGGTAACGCCCGCCGAGTTCGAGGTGGTGTGGCAGGCCTTAGTCGAGGCCTTCGCGCTGCCAGACGGCGACGTGCGCACACGCAACGGCTTGGCCCCAGTCAAGCCCCGCCTGCGCGACGACATGCAAGACCCAGTGGTGGCGTACCTGCAGGACAACGGGTGGGTCAAGGAGTGGTCACGCGATGGCCGCGTGCACGTGCAGTGCCCGTGGGAAGACCAACACACCAGCGACACAGGGCCCAGCTCCACGAGCTGGTTCCCAGCGGGCGTGGGCGGCTTCGAGCAGGGCCACTTCAAGTGCCTGCACGCGCACTGCGCCTCACGCACAGACGGCGACTTTCTCGAGGCGATCGGCTACTTGGCTGAGGACTTCGAGAACCTGCCAACTGTGGCTGGCGAGGACGAGCCTTGGCCCTCATTCACACGCGATCGTCAGGGCCAGATCGAGAGCACAGCGGGCAACGTGGAGAAGGCGCTCATGCGAGCCGACATCTGCGGCGCCAAGATCGCTTACGACGAGTTCAAGGACCTCGTGCTCTTGGCCTACGAGGGCGAGAGTGAGTGGCGCCCACTGCGTGACACCGACTACTTCCGCCTGCGCATCGAGCTCGAGCGTCGCGGGTTCAAGAAGCCGGGCTCGGACATCATCCGCGAAGGCGTCCACCACGTGGCTGAGGTCAACTCGTTTGACTCGGCCATCGAGTGGGCCAAGGGCCTGCAATGGGACGGCGTGCCCCGCGTTGAGGGTTTCCTGCAAAACTACTTTGGCTGCGAGTCTGCCGAATACACCAAGAGCGTGAGCGTGTACCTGTGGTCAGCGCTCGCGGGGCGATGCTTAGAGCCGGGCGTCAAGGCCGACATGACCCCCATCTTGGTTGGCGATCAGGGCGCAGGCAAGACGCGCGGCGTCGAGGCGCTGGCCCCAGAGGCTGGCTCGTTCGTCGAGGTCAACCTCGAGCACCGCGACGACAACTTGGCCCGTGCCCTACGCGGTAAGTTGATCGGCGAGCTCGGTGAGCTGCGCGGCCTGATGACACGCGAGGCCGAGGCCATCAAGGCTTGGATGACCCGCACCCACGAAGAGTGGATCCCAAAGTACCGCGAGTTCGCCACGCGCTTTCCGCGCCGTCTGGTGTTCATCGGCACCACCAACGACGACGAGTTCTTGGGCGACGCCACGGGCGAGCGCCGCTGGCTTCCTATCCGTGTAGGCAAGGTTGACGTGGCCGCGATCGAGCGCGACCGCGATCAGCTGTGGGCCGAGGGCATCGAGATCTTCAAAAAGAGCGGCGTGCAGTGGCGGGCAGCCCAGACCTTGGCGAAGGATGAGCACGCCAACTACAAGGTGCACGACACGTGGGAGTCGGCCATCCTCGGGTGGCTCGAGGCGGATGAGATGGACGGCTCGGATGGCCCCAAACGAGGCGATCGACCCTTCAAGCTGCAAGACGTCATGGTCTCTGCGTTGGGCATGAACGTGCAAAACATTGCACGTAGGGACGAGCTGAGGGCAGGGCGGGTGCTCCGCACACTGGGCTATGAGAAGAAGCTGGTGCGAGATGGGTTACACGTTTTCAAGGGTTGGCAGAGGGCAAAAAGCGAGTTAGTTGACCTCGACGATCTTGCTTGAGGGGGTTGTAACCCTCTTGAATGGGTTACAAATTGCAAGTTGGGTTACAGAAAAACCTAGTGTTTATGCGCTCTGTAACCCTTGTAACCCTTGTAACCCTTGTTTGTATATGGAAAGGAATAAAACGTAAATAAGTTAGTGAACACTAACTAAGGGAGAGTGTAGGGGGTTTATGGAAAAGAAGGGTTCAAGGGTTACAAGGGTTACACGCAATATTTTGCGAGAAAGGCAATGGCATGGAGCAGAAGACGCTGACGCTGAATGAACGGCGGTACAGGATCGGCGAATCGCATCATCGCGCCAAGCTCACCGACGCACAGGTCGATGAGATGCGCGAGCTGCACGAGGAGCAGGGGATCGGGTATCGCACGCTGGCGAAGCAATACAACGTGAGCAAGCGCACGGTGCGTGACATCGTGCAGTACAAGACCAGAGCCCAGACGCCCGAGTTCTGGGTCAAAGCGAAAGGCGGTGAGGCATGACGGCCATCACAGTCTGGGTTTTGATGCTGGTCACCGACACGGGCATCTACAAGGGCCACATCGACAACATCGCAACCCGCGAAGAGTGCGTGCGCTTGCACAAGGTGGTGACCAAGCACGCGCGCCACGACGGCTCGTTCTGCATGGAAACAAGAAAGGCGAAGCAATGAGCAAGGTCGACACTGGGCTGTTCGTGTTCATGATCGGCGTGGCTATGGCCGTGTGCTTTGACAGCGTAGCCGTGAGTGACGGCGGGCTGGTCATCGCGGGTATCGGGCTGGGCATGCTGCGCCACGCGGCTGAGGGTGCGGATAACCGCACCACCAAACCGTAGAGTCGTCACATGAGCCAATACGCACCTTGGGTTACCCCATTCCTCGATCACCTGCGCACGTCCTGCAACGTCGCGGGCTCGTGCCGCGCTGTCGGCATTAGCTCCGCTGCGGTGTACGCACTGCGCGACAAGGACGCAGACTTCGCAGCTGCGTGGGACGACGCGCTCGAGGACGCTTACGACTACCTCGAGGCCGAAGCGCGGCGCCGTGCGTTCGAGGGCGTCGAGGAGCCCGTGGTCTACCAAGGCCACCTCACGCCCGTCTACGAGCGCGATGAGAACGGCAAGTACGAGGTCGACGACGAGGGCAACTGGATTCAGGCACGCAACCCAGACGGCTCGCTCAAGTTCCTCACCGTGCGCAAGTACAGCGACGGCCTCGCGCAGTTCCTGTTGAAGGGCTACCGCCGTCGCAAGTTCGGCGAGAAGCTCGAGCTCACAGGCAAGGACGGCGGGCCCGTGGCGATCGACGAGACCGCACGCGCTGCGCGTGTGGCACAGCTCATGGCGTTGGCTAAGCAGCGCAAAGACTTCGAGGATCTGGCTTGAACGCGAAGGACGCAGCCGACCTCGCCAAGTACCTCACGCCCGAGGAGCTGGCCGAGCTCGACGGTCTGCTGGCTGCCGACATGAACGTGAGCGTGTGGCGCCCACTGCCGGGCCCACAGACGCAGGCCTTCGAGTCCAAGGCAGACGTCATCGGCTACGGTGGCGCTGCGGGCGGTGGCAAGACCGACCTCGCGGTGGGCAAGTCGCTCACCAAGCAGACCAAGGTCGCGATCTTCCGACGTGAAGCCACGCAGCTCACGGGCGTGATCGACCGACTCACCGAGCTGCTGGGCAACAAGGACGGCTACAACGGCCAAGACAAGATCTGGCGTGCAGCTGGACCGCGCAAGGTGCAGATCGAGTTCGGCTCCGTGCCCAACTTGGGCGACGAGACCAAGCACCAAGGGCGGCCAAAGGACTTCCTCGTGCTCGATGAGGCGGCCAACTTCCTCGAGCAGCAGGCGCGCTTTCTCATGGGCTGGGTGCGCACGACGATCCCCGGCCAGCACTGCCAAACGCTCATGACCTTCAACCCGCCAACCAACGCAGAGGGCCGATGGATCATCGACTTCTTCGGGCCTTGGCTGGACAAGAAGCACCACCTGTACCCCACCGCGCCCGGCGAGCTGCGCTACGTGGCCGTGATCGATGGCAAGGACGTCTGGGTCGAGACAGGCGATGAGATCGACCACAACGGCGAGATCATCAAGCCCCAGTCACGCACGTTCATCCCCTCGCGGATCAGCGACAACCCATTCCTCATGGGCACGGGCTACATGACCACGCTGCAGGCGATGCCCGAGCCACTGCGCTCGCAGATGCTGTACGGCGACTTCCATGCAGGCATGGAGGACGACCCGTGGCAGGTGATCCCGACCGCGTGGGTCGACATCGCAATGGCACGCTGGAAAGAGCGCGCACCCAAGGGCGAGATGATGAGCGTCGGCGTGGACGTCGCACGCGGGGGCAAGGACAAGACCACGATCGCTGCCCGCCACGAGGGCATGTGGTTCGACCGCGCGCAGGTCTACCCCGGCACCGAGACCCCCGATGGCCCCAAGGTCGCAGGCCTTGTGATCGGCACCGTGCGTGACCGCGCCCCGATCCACCTCGATGTGATCGGCGTGGGCGCATCGCCCTACGACTTCTTGAAGACCGCACGCCAAGACGTGTTCGGCGTGAACGTGGCCGAGAAGGCCACCACGATGGACAAGTCGGGGCGCTTGGGCTTCATGAACCTGCGCAGCCAGCTGTGGTGGAAGATGCGCGAGGCGCTCGACCCAGCCAACGACACGGGCATCGCCCTGCCACCCGACAAGCAACTGGCCGCCGAGCTGTGCGCACCCAAGTGGTCGATGTCTGGGGTGACCATCAAGGTCGAGTCACGCCAAGAGATCGTCGACCGCATTGGCCGCAGCCCTGACTTGGCGACCGCCTACATCCTCGCGCTCATGGATTCGCCCAAACGGCACAACCTCGATCGCGGTGCGGATAACGCGCAGACGCTCGCCTACGATCCCTACCAATCAATCTGAAGGAGTACGCCATGTGTCTTGGAGGCGGATCAGCACCAGCAGCGCCAGCAGCGCCCGAGAAACCAGCAGAGGTCAAGCAACCTGAGACCGTCGACGCGATCCGCGTTGACCGCAAGTCACGCAAGGCTGCAGGCGAAATGGCAGGCGGCACGTTGCTGACAGGCCCAGCGGGCTTGCAGCCGGGCGCACTGGACATCTCGAAGCCATCCCTCTTGGGTATGTGACCATGCAATACCAGACCCCGCGCGATCGCAAACTGCAACGCAAGGCGGCCCTCTACACGGAGCGGTCGAGCTGGGACTCGCATTGGAAAGAGATCAGCGAGTATCAACTGCCGCGTGCGGGGCGCTTCTTCACGAGCGACCGCAACCAAGGCAAGAAGCGCCACAACAACATCTACGACAACACGGCGATGTTTGCGTTGCGCACGCTCTCTGCGGGCATGATGGCTGGCATGACCAGCCCAGCGCGTCCGTGGTTCCGCCTCGGCATTTCCGACAAGGACCTCATGGAGTCGAGCGCAGTCAAGGCATGGCTGCACGACACGGGCGAATTGATCCGCGCGATCTACGCTGCGAGCAACACCTACCGTGCGCTGCACGGCCTGTACGAGGAGCTCGGCGCCTTCGGCACTGCGGCCACCTTCGTGCTGCCTGACTTCGACAACGTGATCCACCACTACCCGATGACGGTGGGCGAGTACGCAATCTCGACCGATCACAAGGGCAACGTGAACACGATCGTGCGCGAAGTCGACATGACCGTGGGCCAGCTCGTCGAGCAGTTCGGCATCAAGAACGTGTCGGGCACGGTCAAGAACATGTTCGACATGGGCAAGTTCGACCAGTGGGTCACGATCATGCACATGGTCGAGCCACGCGTTGACCGCGACTTGACCAAGAAGGACGCGCTCAACAAGAAGTTCAGCTCATGCTACTTCGAGCCCGCCAACGACAACCCAGACAAGTTCCTGCGCGAGTCGGGCTTCGATCGCTTCCCCGCTCTGGTTCCCCGCTGGGTGGTCACGGGCAACGACATCTACGGCCAGTCGCCGGGCATGGAGTGCTTGGGCGACGTCAAGCAGCTCCAGCACGAGCAGCTGCGCAAGGCGCAGGGCATCGACTACCAGACCAACCCACCTCTGCAGGTGCCAAGCGCCTACAAGGACTACGCGAAGGCCCGCCTGCCGGGCGGCGTCTTCCACGTCGACACGACGGCAGCGGGGCAGGGCGTGCGCTCGGCCTTTGAGGTCAACTTGAACCTGCAGCATTTGCTGATGGACATTCAAGACGTGCGCGAGCGCATCCGCTCGGCCTACTACGCCGACCTGTTCCTCATGTTGGCGAACGACACCCGCAGCGGTATCACCGCGACCGAGGTGGCCGAGCGCCACGAAGAGAAGCTGTTGATGCTCGGCCCCGTGCTCGAGCGTCTGCACAACGAGCTCTTGAGCCCGATGATCGACCTGACCTTCGACTACTGCAAAGAGGCTGGCATCCTGCCACCGCCTCCAAAAGAGCTGCAGGGCATGGAGATCGAGATCGAGTTCATCTCCACGTTGGCACAGGCACAGCGCGCCGTGGCAGCCCAAGGCATGGACCAGCTGCTGGTGCGTGTGGGCAACATCGCTGCGGTCAAGCCAGACATCATCGACAAGATCAACTTCGACCAGATGATCGATGACACGGGCGACATGTTCGGCGTGAACCCCAAGCTCATCATCCCCGACGACGCCGTGGCCCAAGTGCGTGCAGAGCGCGCCAAGCAACAGGCTGCGCAGCAAGCGATGGCCGCCGCGCCACAGCTCGCAGACGCTGCGAAGACGGCAGGCGACACCGACCAAGCGAACCTAGCCCAGATCATGAACATGTATCAGGGCTATGGCGACACCATCCCCCAGCAATAAGGACAGGCCATGATGGAACTGCCAGAGGGCGACTTCACCACCGGGGCCTGCCCCGTGGTGCTCACCGACAAAGCGCTCAACATCCAGAACCACATCATCTGCATCAACAAGGCAGCGCTCGGCCCAGCCAACCCCAAGGCGCCCGAGGAGATGTTCTGGCTCAACAAGTCGGAAAAGTGGAACGTGCCCGTCGAGGCGGCCAAGCACATGCTGTGCTCCAACTGCGGTCACTACTGGAAGACCAAGCTGATCGACGACTGCATCAAGAGCCACCCACAACCCACGCCACCAGAGGTCGACCCCAGCTGGGTGGACACGGGCGAGGGCGGGGGCTACTGCGACGAGTTCGACATTCCTTGCACTGCCAGCCGTACCTGCGACGACTGGGAGCCCGGTGGCCCGATCACCGACGGCAAGTTCAACCACCTCAAGGCAATGGCCGAGATGGAAGCGCAACACAAAATCATGTACCCCACCATGTTCGAGTCGAACGAGTGACGGTGCGGATAAGGTAATTCTCAATGAGTAAAGTCAACCACAACAACAGCATGCGAAGAGATCCGACCGACCTTCGTCGTCAAGAGCAAGAAGCACAGCGCGATGAGCGCGCCGCCAAAGCGAAACGCGACAAGGAGATCGAGGACTTCAAAGAGGTTGTACGTACCAAGCAAGGCCGTCGATTCATCTGGCGCTTACTTGAAGAGGCGGGCGTTTATCGCTCGAGCTTCACGGGCACCAGCCAGACGTTCTTCTTGGAGGGACAGCGCAACATGGGCCTCTTGTTGATTCGAGAGATCCACGAGATCTGTCCCGATGTGTACACGACAATGCTCAAGGAGCAAGAGTCAAATGACAACTGAATCGTTGGTATCCGGCCAAGACACACCTAATGCCGGGGGACAACAAAGTGCAGATGGCGTAAAGCCTGACGGCACGGGCGCACAGCCCACTGGTGGCAATGCACCTGACGCGAACACCGATGGCGTAAAGCCTGACGCGGGCGCAGACGGCGCGAATCCTGATGGCACCAAGCCTGCGGACGACAAGGGTACGAAAGCCCCAGAGTCCTATGACTTGAAAATGCCAGAGGGCGTCGAACTCGACACGGCAGCCGCCGAAGAGTTCAAGGGCATCGCGAAAGAGTACGGCCTGACACAAGAGCAGGCGCAAAAGGTTGCTGACATCGGGGCCAAGATGGTCCAGCGTCAAGCCGAAGCGCATCAAGCTCAAGTGCAGACGTGGGTCGACGCGGTGAAGACCGACAAGGAGATCGGGGGCGATAAGCTCAACGAGAACTTGGCGATCGCTCGCAAGACGATTGACACCTTTGGCTCCCCCGAGCTGAAGCAAATGCTGAACGTGACTGGGATTGGCAACCATCCCGAGATCGTGAAGATGGCTTACAAAATCGGCAAAGCGATTTCTGATGACGGCTTTGTGCGCGGTGGCAACACCAGCTCACCTCGCTCGGCAGCAGAGATCATGTACCCCTCAATGGCAAAAAAGTGAAAGGCTAAATCATGGCAACTCTCAATACATTCATGCCTACGCTCGCCGACTTGGCAACGCGTATGGATCCCGATGGTTCGGTCTCGAAAGTTATCGAGCTCCTGAATCAAACCAACCCCATCTTGGAAGACATGAGCTGGGTCGAAGGTAACCTGCCCACAGGTCACAAGACGACCATCCGCTCTGGCTTGCCAACTGGTACTTGGCGCAAGCTGAACTACGGTGTGCAACCTGAGAAGAGCACCACCGTGCAAGTCACTGACACCTGCGGCATGCTGGAAAGCTACGCTGAAGTCGATAAGGCTTTGGTGAAGTTGAACGGCAACGAAGCTGCATTCCGTCTGTCTGAAGACCGCGCCTTCATCGAAGGCATGAACCAGACAATGGCAAGCACCTTGTTCTACGGTGACAGCTCTCTCGACCCCGAGAAGTTCACTGGCTTGGCCGCTCGCTACAGCCAAAAGTCTGGCGTCGAAAACGGCGAGAACATCCTGTTGGGTGGCGGCTCTGGCTCCGACAACACATCGATCTACTTGGTCGTGTGGGGTGACAACACCATCCACGGCATCTATCCAAAAGGCTCTAAGGCTGGTTTGGACGTGCAAGACCTCGGCGAAGAGACATTGCTCGACGCTGCTGGCGGCCGCTACCAAGGCTACCGCACTCACTACAAGTGGGACTGCGGCGTGACCTTGCGCGACTGGCGCTATGTCGTTCGCATCGCGAACATCGACATCAGCGACTTGACCAAGAACGCTGCCTCTGGCGCCGACTTGATCGACTTGTTGAGCCAAGCTGTGGAAATTCCACCTAACCTCAACATGGGCCGCGCTGTGTTCTACGCGAACCGCACCATCACTAGCTTCTTGCGTCGCCAAATCGCGAACAAGGTCGCTGGCTCTACATTGACTATGGACGATGTGGCTGGCAAGAAAGTGTTGAGCTTCGACGGTATCCCGTTCAAGCGCACTGACGCTCTGTTGAACACAGAAGCCGCGATCTCCTAATTAACCGCCTGACCGAAAGGACAACCAAATGATCATCGATAAAGCACTCCAAGTGTCCGACGCGCAGGCTGTTACCAGCTCTGCCGCTTCGACAGACGTCATCGACACGGGCGTTGCAAACCGCGCCATCGGCGACGTGACCAGCCTCGCAGCTGTCATCACCGTGGACGAGAGCGCAACTGCTGTCGGCGCCGCGACTGTGACCTTCAGCTTGCAAGACTCTGCTGACAACTCCAGCTTCGCTGACGTGGTGGCCTCGGCCGCCATCGGCAAGGCCTCGTTGACCGCAGGCACTCAAGCCGCTGTGTTCAAGTTGCCACCCAACTTGCGCCGCTACGTTCGCGTGTACTACACGGTCGCCACTGGTCCTCTGACCGCTGGCAAGTTCAGCGCCCAAGTGGTGATGGACTACAACCGTCAACGTGCATACCCCAACGCAGTCTAAGTAAGGGGTAGACCATGAGCATCAAAGTACGCGCAACTACACGTGGCTACTACGGTGGACGAGTCTATCAAGCTGGCGAAGAGTTTGAGGTCGAAGACCGCAAACACGTAGGCAGCTGGATGGACCCAGCCGTTGAGGAGAAAGCAGCCCCCAAGGCTGAATCCAAAGGCGGCAAGGGCAAAGGCAAGTCTGCCGATGCCAAGTCCACCGAGGGCAACCCCGAGCAAAACGGCGGTGCTCAAGGCGACGCAGACCTAGCCTAATCCGCTAGGCCTACAGCAAAGACACAGGGCCGCCACGAGCGGCCCTGTTCGTAAGGATTGGAGAGAAGCCGTGGCAAACGCCGTCGAAATTTGTAATCTGGCCTTGGGCCACATTGGTTCCGACGCGAACATCGCGTCTATTTCGCCTCCTGACGGCAGCGCGGAGTCGGGCTACTGTGCCCGCTACTACCCGCTTGCCCGCAAGCTCACGATCTCGCTGGCGCAGTGGTCATTCGCCACCAAGCGCGCACAGCTCGCAGAGGTCGCCAACAACAGCGTCGTGTGGTTGTTTGCCTACTCGCAACCCGCCGACTGCATCAAACCCTACCGCGTGCTCAAGGCTGGTGCCACCAACGAGCAAGACGGCGCCTCGTTCACCATCGAGGGCGGAGTGATCTACACCAACGAGGCCGAGGCCACGCTGGTCTACACCCGCGACATCACTGACACCACCAAATACACACCCGAGTTCATCTCCGCGCTGAGCTGGATGATCGCCTCCTACTTGGCAGGCCCCATCATCAAAGGCAACGAGGGCGCCAACGCGGCCATCAAGCTGCGCGAGCGCGCTGTGGCCGAGACCCGCTCGGCTTCCGCAGGTGACGCCAACCGCAGCTCCGAGACCCACGGCGCGGTGCCCATCACGATCGAAAACGCTGTCGGCATCCAAGTGCCGGGCATGATGAGTTTCCGCTCATGAGCGTCAAGTCCCTCACCCGATCGTTCGCTGGCGGTGAGATCACGCCAGAGCTCTTTGGCCGCCTTGATCTAGGCAAGTTCCAGACAGGCCTTGCGACCTGCCGCAACTTCTTCCCGCTGCCCCACGGGCCAGTGACGCGTCGCCCCGGCACGAAGTACGTGCGTGAGGTCAAGACCAGCGCCAACTTCACGCGCCTGATCCCGTTCGCCTTCAGCGCGGACCAGACAATGGTGCTCGAGTTCGGCAACCTGTACCTGCGCTTTCACACGCAGGGCGGCACGCTCATGTCGGGCGGCTCGCCCTACGAGATCGTCACCCCATTCGCCACGGCGCACCTGCGCGACCTGCACTTCACGCAGTCGGCAGACGTGCTCACCATCACGCACCCCGCCTACGGCATCCGCGAAGTGCGACGCTTAGGCGCCACCAACTGGACCATCACCACGGTGTCGTTTGCGCCTGCGCTGTCGGCCCCGACTGGTTTGTCGATCAGCAAGGTGGGCACAGGCTCGATCACGTACAAGTACGTCGTCACCGCCTTGGCCGACAACGGCGTCGATGAGTCAGTCGCTTCGGCCGAGGTGAGCACCACCAACAACCTGAGCACAGCAGGCAACTCCAACACCATCACGTGGAGTGCGGTCACGGGCGCCGCGCGCTACAACGTCTACAAGAAGACGGGCGGCGTGTACGCCTACGTCGGCCAGTCCGACTTGACGCGCTCGTTCACCGACGACAACTTCCTCGGCGATCAAGCCAAGGTGCCGCCTGAGTCGTTCATCGACTTCAACAGCACCGCTGGCGAGTACCCCTCGACGGTCACCTACCACGAGCAGCGCCGCTGGTTTGCAGGCACAGACAGCAAGCCCCAAACGGTGTTTGCCACGCGCACTGCGACTGAGGCAAACCTCACCAGCTCCATCCCCAGCTTGGCTGACGATGCGATCGAGGTGCGCTTGGCCGCCCAGCAGCAAAACCGTATCCGCCACTTGGTGCCGCTGTCCGACTTGATCGCGCTCACCGCAGGTGGTGAGTGGCGCATCTTCAACCAAGGCGCTGAGGCGATCACGCCCACCAGCATCTCGATCAAGCCACAAGGCTACTCGGGCGCCAGCAACGTGCAGCCCGTGGTCACCTCTGGCTCGATCCTGTACGTGCAAGCCCAAGGCTCACGCGTGCGCGAGCTGGCGTACAACTGGGAAAGCAGCGCCTACCGCTCGGTCGACATGACGATCATGGCGCCTCACATCGCCAACGGCTACACCATCGTCGACATCGCTTACTCACGCGCGCCCGACCAGATCTTCTGGGCCGTGCGCAGCGACGGCGCTCTGCTGTCCATGACCTACGTGCCCGAGCATCAGGTCTACGCATGGGCCAAGCACGACACCGACGGCGAGTTCGAGTCCATCTGCACGGTGGCAGAGGGCACAGAAGACGCGCTCTACGCCGTGGTCAAGCGCACGATCAACGGCAGCACCAAGCGCTTTGTCGAGCGCCTCGAGTCGCGCCTGTTCACGCAGCTCGAAGACGCCTACATGGTCGACTGCGGCGCTACCTACGACGGCGTGCCCAACGACACGATCAGCGGGCTGACTTGGCTCGAGGGCAAGACGGTCAACATCTTGGCCGACGGCGCCGTGCACCCCCAACGCGTGGTGACAGGCGGCTCGATCACGCTCGACTATGAGGCGAGCAAGATCCACATCGGCTTGCCGATCGTGGCCGACATCAAGACCTTGCCGCTGGCCTTCGAGGGCGTGCAGGCCTCGGGGCAGGGCGTGCTCAAGAACGTCAACAAGGTGCACCTGCGCGTGTACCAGAGCTCTGGCGTCCAAGCTGGCCCCTCGTTCTCGCGCCTCACCACCTACCCAGCGCGCTCTGTGGACGACCCCTACGGTTCGCCCCCAGCGCTGCGCACAGGCGAGCTGTCGCTGGCGATCGGCCCGAGCTGGAACACCGACGGCGGAGTGTGCGTGCGCCAGACCGAGCCACTGCCGCTGACCATCCTGTCGATGACGCTGGAGGTGGCAACAGGTGGCTAAGGTCCTCGTGCGCTCGGTACAGCCGGGCGACGCCGAGGAGCTCGCCCCACGCCTACGCCAAGCCGATCTCGATGAGATAGAGGCTGTAAACGGGCGGGCGCCCGTTGACGCACTAACCCGCTGCGTCGCCTCCTCGACTCATTCGTGGGCCGTCGAGATCGATGACGAGCTCGCCTGCTTGATGGGCGTGACTCCCGTGTCGATCCTCGGCGGCATCGGCTGCCCGTGGCTCTTGGGCAGCGACGCCGTGGCGCGCCACGCGGGTGCGTTTATCAAACAAACGCTGATCTACATTCCTCTCATGTTGGAGGCCTATCCGCATTTGTTCAACCTCGTTGACGCGCGCAACACCAAAGCCATTCGCTGGCTCAAGCGCGCAGGTTTTAACGTGATGGACCCAATGCCGTATGGCCGCGCCGACTTGCCATTCCACCCGTTCGAGATGAAAGCGTAACCATGTGCCTCGACCCAGTAACCGCTGCATACATTGCTGCTACGCTCGCTGCTACGTCTGCCTATCAGCAGTCTGAGGCTCGCAAGGAGCAGGGTGAGTACAACGCCGTCATCGCACGCAACAACGCGAAGATGGCCGAATACCAAGCCGAAGACGCCGTGCAACGCGGCGAGGTGGACGCGATCAACGCACGCCGCAAGGCCGCTGCGATCAAAAGTGACCAGCGCGCCACGATGGCTGCGCGCGGCCTCGACTTAGGCGAGGGCACAGCGCTGTCCCTGCTCGACCAGACCGACTACTTCAGCAAGGTGGACCAAGGCACCATCCGTGGCAACGCAGGCAAAGAGGCCTATGCCAAGAAGGCGCAGGCCGCCAACTTCCTGACCGAATCCACGATGTACCAAAACGCTGCGGACTCCGAGAGCCCGCTGCTCTCTGCCGCTGCAGCAGGCGCGAGCACCTACGCAAGCGCTTCACTCATGGGCAAGACTGGCACGACTGGCGTGTCAGACAAGTGGAGCGTGTTCGGCTCTGGCTCGACGGGCGGCGTGGGTCTCAAGGCGACACCATCATCGGTGGGGTGGTAACACATGGCAACAATCCCAGTCTATGACGGCGCTCAAGTAAGGCAAGCCCCCCTGCAGGGTGGCTTCCAAGAATACGCAAAATCCGACGCGGCCTTTGGCGGCGTTGAAGCGCGCCAGCTCGGTGACGTGGCGAACGCCGCCGCCCGAGTGTCCGTGATGCTCGAGCAAAAGCAGCAACGTGAAGACGCAGACATCGTCTTCCGCGCCGAGACCAACCTGCGCGCTGAGTACCTCAAGTTCGAGACCGATGTCAAGAAGTCACGCCAAGGGCGCTACGCCGAAGGCGTGGTGGATGACAACGACAAGTGGTGGTCAGACGCTGAGACCAAGTTCACCGAGAACTTGAACGACCGCCAGCGCGCGTTGCTCGCAAAGTCTGCTTCGCGCTTGAAGCTGCAAAGCTCTGCGCACATGGCGCAGTACCAAGACATGCAGCTCGAGAAGTCGCACGACGAGAGCTGGCAGGCGAGCAAGGCTGTGATCATCAGTGACACGGCCACCAACCCCACGGCCGACAACATCACAAGCGGCATCGCCCAGATCAAGGACAAGAACGCCTACCAAGGTGCGCGCAAAGGCTGGGACGCTGACCAGCTCAAGGTCGCCAACCTCAAGGACATGACGATCTTGCACACGAGCGTCATCCAACAGATGGCCGACAAGAACCCTGCTGCCGCTGAGAAGTATTTTGCCTCGGTGCCCACCGATGAGTTCGACGGCACGCGCCGCGACGCCATCAAAGACAGCATCGAGAACGCACGCATCCGCTTTGAAGCCAAGGCCAAAGCTGCGGTGAGCGCAAACGAGAGCGCCGCCGAGAAACGCGTGTGGGCCGCCATCCGTGACGGCAAAGAACCAAGCGCAGTCGACCTCAAGATGATGAACCCTGAGAAGGCCGTCAAAGAGGTAGGCGGCTACTTCAAGGCGCTTGCCAAGGCCGAGGCCAAAGACGGTCGCCTGCACGCCAAAGAGGACAACTACGAAGCCCTCGACATGGCGGAGAAAGCCATCCAACAAGGCGACATTCAGAGCGAGCGCGACCTCGATCGCTACGCGCCATTCCTGCGCCCAGAGACATTCCGCACGCTGCGCAAGTCGTTCGACAAGCGCGGTGAGATCTCCGAGAAGGAGATGGAGCGCGTCTACAGCGAGCGCACGGGTGAGACCCGCGCGAAGTGGATCAAGGACGAATCCAAAGCCAAGCAGTGGATCGCCTTCAAGAAGTACATCCAAGACGATGTGCGCGAGAAAAAGCGCCCCGAAGACGTCGAAGCCTTGGCTGACCGATGGTTCATGTCGGGCTACGGCAAAGACGACAGCATGTTCCGTAACGACCCAGACACGTTTGGGGAGGCACGCACGAAGGGCCGCAAGGACTTTGTCATCAAGACCCCAGAGGCCAACAAAGGCGACGTCGACGGCGCCCTTACACTCCTGAAGAAGTCAAACGCAGCTGTGCCAACTGGCGCCTCGGCAGCGGACGACTTTTACACCAACTACTTCCTCGACGCGAACCGCTGGTTCAGCGCGAGAAACGAGCCAATCAACGGTACGCGGGCAGCCGCTTACGCGATCCTTAAACAGAACAACAAACCCATCACGCCCGCGAACATCAACGCCGTGATTCAGCAACTGAAAGGCTCACCAAGCGATGGATCTCAACAACCTTCCCGATAAGTCTGCAACTCCTAGTGGTGTAGCGCGTGAGAATGTTGGTTCCTCTCTGGATTTTTTGCCAGATACGAATGCCGACACCCTACGTTCCCTCTACCGTCAGCAGACGGTAAAGCCTGACGACTTCGCCAACGCGCGCAAGCTGTCACGCACTACGGGGCTGCCCATGCCCACGGTGCAGAACAACCCCGCGAAGGCAGCGGATCTGGCAAATGAGCCCGACTGGTCAACGCTCGAGCAGCTTTCGCCGAAGGCTGCCGCTGAGCTCGTCAAGAACACCGACCTGTTCAACCTGAGTAAGGATGACACAGGCAACCTCGCAAGCTGGGAGCGCGGCCTCGACTTCTCGAAGAAGGCCGACCAAGCGCTTGCTGTGCAGCGCATGCCCGGCAAGCAAGACGACTCGATGGGCGCTGCGTTCAAGCGCGGCATCACCGCGCTGGGCGTGTTTGGCGATGCCGCCGCGCTCAAGGTCGACGAGCTGCTGACATCCATCGGCACCACGTTCCTGCCTGAGCCAAAGAAGGGTCCGATGGGGCTTGCCCCAAGCGGGCCTGTGGACGCATCCAACCAAACCGCCAAGAGCTCGCTCACCGACGTGGCGAACCTCTACGCGTCCCTGCCACGTGACAAGCGCCTCGACATCGCAGGCAAGATCTACGAGCAGGCCTACAACAACGACAAGGGCGTCAACGGCGCGATCGACGCGTTGGGCTACATCGTGCGCAACCCCGATGCCGCCGTCAACTTCATGATCGAGATGGGCGTGCAGGCCGCGCCCTTCGCACCGATCGGTGGCGTAGCAGGTGGCGCTGTGGGCGACGCGATCGCCACACGCATCGCAAGCCAGAAGTTCGCCCAGTACATCGCTGGCGCCACCACGATGGCAGGCGTCAACTTCACGGGCAACTACGGCCCAACGCTCGCGGGCGAGATCGCGCAAAAGATTGCCGAAGGCCAGCCGTTCGAGGCTGCGTGGGAATACGCCAGCACCAAGGCACTGACCGAGGGCGGCGTCAACGCAGCCTTCGCATTCATCCCTGTGCCCGGCGGTGGCAAGGGCGCATCGTTTGCGAGCAAGGTCGGCAACATCGCAGGCGAGGTGGTCAAGCAAGGCACCGCAGGCGCCACAGGCGCTGCTGCAGCTGCTGCCGCTGTCGGTGAGACAGCAAGCCCCGCTGAGCTCTTCCTCGAGGCCGTAGGCGAGGGCTTTGGCGCCCCTACCGACGTGGCATGGGCTGCTGTCACAAGCGGTGCGCGCAAGCTCACCAGCGACGCAGCGAAAGTGCGCGACTCGCAAGAGCAGTTCGCCAAGCTCACCCAGATCGTGCAGCTCGCCACAGCCTCCAAGCTGCGCGAGCGCGCGCCCGACACGTTCGCTCAGTTCGTGCAGAGCGTGGCCGACCAGACCGAAGGTGCGCTCACCGAGGTCTACATCGACGCGCGCACGCTGGTGGAGACCCTCGACCAGTCTGGCTTCGATGTCATCGAGTTCATGGGCCGCGTGCCCAGCGTGGCCGACAACCTGCAGCGCGCCTCTGAAGCAGGCGAGTCGATCGCTATCCCGATCGGCGAGTTCACGGGCCACGTTGTTGGCACGGGTCTCGAGACCGCGTTGCTGCCACACCTGCGCGCAACCGAAGACGGCCTGAGCCAGATCGAAGCGCAGCAAGCCAGCGAGCTTGCAGGCGAGTACCTGCAACAGATGGCAAAGACCGTCGTGGCCGAGGCCAGCGACGCTACTGCTGTGGCGGCCAGCGCCGAGGTGGTCAAAGGCAAAGTGCTCGAGCAACTCACCGCTGGTGGGCGCTTCACCGCTGACGTCAACGACGGCTACGCGAGCCTCGTGCGCGACTTCTACACCGTGATGAGCGAGCGCACAGGTATGACGCCTGAGCAGATGTACGAGCGTTATCCGCTCACCGTGCGCGCCGAGGGCGTGTCCCTCGAGGCAGGCCAATACGACCAGTATGACCAGACAGGTCAGCTGCGCACAGGCACGCCCGAGTTCGCTGCGTGGTTTGGCAACAGCCAGATCACCAATGCCGACGGCACGCCCAAGCGCATGTACCACGGCACAGCGCAAGACATCTCCGTGTTCCGCGCCAAGCAAGCTGGCGCCATCTTCGTGACCGAAGACCCGAGCTTTGCCGAGGACTTCTCGGAGATGAGCAAAGACTGGATGGTCGAGAACTACGAGGAGCTGCTCTCCGAGGACAAAATCGCCATCGCGTTGGACAACGCCGAAGCGGGTATCCGCTCGAAGTTGGCGAACGAAGACCCCGATAAGGTCGACGTGTTGGTGCACCGCATGCGCATGCGCGAGACCGTGCTCAACGCCGTTGTGCGTAGCGAGTTCACCAAGGCACTGGCCGATCAAATGGCCTCGGGCCCCAACATCATGCCGCTGTACGTCAGTGCGCAGAATCCGTTCGACTACGACAACCCCGAGCACATCGCTGCCGTGGTGGCCGAGCTCAACAAGAACACCAACTCGTGGGGCGAGCCGCGTGGCGACAAGTCCAAGCCTTACCTCGAGTCAGGCAACTGGGAAGAGATCGAGAAACCCACGACGCAGGCGGCCATCAAGGCAGCAGGCTTTGACGGCTTCTACGTGAAAGAGGCGCGCAAGAAAAACCTCGCCATCTACAACCCCAACCAAGTCAAGTCGGTGTTCAACACGGCCCCCACGATGGGGCCAGATGTGATGAACCAGAGCTACGCGCAGCAGGTGCAGAACCTCGAGCAGGCGATCACCGACGCGGGCGGCGAAGTGCAGGACGTCATGCAGATCGATCAGCTGATCGACAGCAAGGACGTGCCGATCATCACGCTGCAGGACATGCTCGGCTTCGACGTGTTCCCTACGATCGCCGACCGTACCGCTGCCGCTGCGCTGTACACGGGCATCGACGCCTCGGGCGTGAGCGTTGCGATCCCGCTGCTGGGCGGCCCGCTCTTCCCGTTGCGCGAGAGCAACGTGCAGGCTGGCATCGTGTGGGCCAACCGTGGCAAGGGCGTGATCGCCCAGAAGGCTGCCAAGCTCAAGGCTGGCGCCAACTACATGCTGGTGGTGATGGGTGACGCAAACATGCACCAGTCCAACAGCACCGTGGCCGCTGCCTTCATGGCTACGCTCGAGGCGTGGGCCCGTGATGGCCGCATCTCCCCTGAGAACGTCAAGGCGCTGGGCGACCTCGTGCGCACCACGGGCGAGAAGATGGAAGGCGCAGGCGCCAAGGCCAGCAAGGTCAAGGAGTACCTGACCTACTTCCCCGGCTTCGACGACCACGACACGATGCACACCTACATGGATGGCATCTCGTTTGACGCACGCAAGCGCGTGCTCGAGATCATGGCGTCCAAGCAAGCGCTCGAGCTGGGCGCACCGCCCATGAACCGAATCCTCGACGCCACCCGCGAGCCCAGCCTTGCAGGTCACCGTTGGGGCGACGGCGTCCTGTTGGTCGAGGTGGACCAAGAGAGCCCACAAGTCGAGCTCGGCACGCAAGGTACGACCGCGCACCCAGACTTCCCCGTGGGCGTGCGCGGCAAGGTCGTAGGCAAGCTCGAGGCAGCCATCAACTGGCAGCTGCTGTGGCAGGACTGGCTCGCTGAGAACAGCGACAAGGACTCCCCACGCCGCGCCTTCGAGCTCTCCAAGCCGATCGTCAAAGTGACGCAGGATCTGATCGACCGCATCGGTCCGATCAAGCAAGACAACATCGAGAGCGCACGCCAAGCCCGCTTGGCCGCCGACTTCGCTGCGGATAACTGGAGCACCTCGGACGACGCCGTGAAGCAAGGCGGCGTGTCGCCTCAAGAGTTCCTCGACGCGATCGACAACTCGCCCGCCAAGGTGGCGCTGAGCGAGTACACGCTGCCACAGGTCAAGAAGGCGATCAAAGACAAGTCGATGAAGATCTACCAGCTCGGCGCTGACGGGCAGATCTTCTTCGCGCTCAAGAAGGGCGACCCCGGCTACGCGGCCGACTACGGCATCGAGACCCCCGGCATCACCAACAACGAGGTGCTGCTCACCTCCGTGATCAACAACGAGCCGGGCGCTCGTGGTATCGGCGGCCCTGCCGTCGTGCTCAAGGCGCTGCAAGAGGGCGCCACGGTGTTGGACGCCTTCGCGGTCAAGAACGCCAAGTACCCCGACGGTTTTCTGCCATCGCTGTACGCCGCGTTTGGCTTCGAGAAAGTGGCCGAAGTCCCCTTCGATCCGCAGTATTATTCGCCACAGAAGTTAGCAGATGCTATAAAATTCTGGCAGGACAGTACCCCCGGGTACAATCCAGAAACCGATGGCTACCCGCCATTGGTGATCATGAAATGGAAGGGCACCGATGCCGATCGACAAAACATTATCAACCGCTATCTCCGAGGCGGCCTCGCAGGTCTTCTCGCAGGACGAGCTGATGGCGCTGACGGATCAACAATGCGCGAGCTTCGAGACACTGCTCGCGCAGCGGATGCAGAAGCAGCCAGCGCCGACAACGGAGGAGCTGCAGGGGATCAAGGAGCTGGTGCTGGAGCACCTGTCGCATCCCGCGCTCGGGGCACTGTCCAAGGCATTGCCGCCCTCTCCGACAACGAGCTCACAAACCTCGGATTAACACCCGAAGACCGAGCCGCCGTTCAGCGCGCGCTCGGTGTCGCTCCTCAAAGCGACGTCCTCAACCAAAGCCAGCCCGTCTTACAACCTAAGCGCGGCACCTTCAGCCCTAGCCAGCTGCGCATCGATCTGCTCAAAGACGCAGATCTCTCTACGTTCCTGCACGAGACAGGCCACTTCTTCCTCGAGGTGATGGCCGACCTCGCGACCCAGCCGGGCGCGCCAGCGGATGTCGTCGAGGACATGAACGCGCTGCTCAAGTGGTTCGGCGTTGCCGACGCGCAGACGTGGATGGGCTACACGCTCGACGAGAAGCGCCCACACCACGAGAAGTTTGCCGAGTCATTCGAGCAATACCTCTTCGAGGGCAAGGCCCCAAGCGCCGAGCTCAAGCCCCTGTTCCAGCGCTTCCGCCAGTTCCTGACCAGCGTCTACAAGTCGCTCAAGGACTTCATGGCGCGCTACAACAACGACCTCTCTGACGAGGTGCGCAGCGTGTTTGACCGCATGCTGGCGACCGACGCGCAGATCAAAGAGGCCGAGCGCGTGGCGGGTTTCGCGCCCGTGTTCAAGACCAAGCCCGACTTCATGACCGATGAGGAATGGGTCAACTACCAACAGCAAGGCGCCGAGGGCACTGAGGCTGCCATCGAGCAGCTGCAGGCGCGCAGCCTGCGTGACTTGAAGTGGGTGGTCAACGCCCGCAGCAAGATGCTCAGCAAGCTGCAGCGCGACATCAACGACAAGCGCAAGGTGGTCAAAGAAGAGGTGACCGCCGAAGTGCGCGCCATGCCCGAGTACGCGGTACAGCGCTTCTTGAAGTTCGGCGAGCTCGAGGGCAACAAGGTTGAGGGCGGCAAGCTCTCCCTGCCTGTGCTCAAAGAGATGTACGGCGAAGGCCCTGCAGCCCCTTGGCGCTACATCGCCACCAACATGGTGACCAAAGAAGCCGACACAGGCCTGCACCCCAACATGGTGGCCGAGCTCTTCGGCTTTGCCAACGGCGACGAGATGGTGCGCGCGATCGTGGGCGCCATGCCTGAAGACACCACCATCGACGGCATGACCGACCAACGCTTGCTCGAGCGCTACGGCGATCTGGCAACCGACAAGGGCATCGAGCGCGCAGCCAACGAGGCCGTGCACAACGAGGCCCGCGCCCGCTTTGTGGCGAGCGAACTGCGCGCCCTGCAAGACGCGATGAACGTGCGCGTGGAGACAGGCAAGACGATCACCGCGACCCGCACGGCTCAGGACGGCACCACGACCAAGGTGCAGTACAAGCAGACGATCAACGCGGTGTTGGCCGCTGCCAAGGAGTTCGCGGGCAATCTGATCGCCCAACGCAAAGTGCGTGACCTCAAGGCAGGCGCACACACCGCTGCCGAGTCGCGCGCTGCGCTCAAGGCAGAGCGCGCGATGGCCGAGGGCGACACGACAGGCGCGGTCACGGCTAAGCGCGACCAGCTCTTGAACCACTACGCGGCCAAGTACACCACCGAAGCGCTCGCCGAGGTGGACAAGAAGCTCGACTACCTGCGCAAGTTCGACAAGGACAGCGTGCGCAGCAAGCTGCCACCTGAGTACATGGCTCAGATCGACAAGCTGCTCGAGCGCGTGGAGCTGCACCGTGGCACCTCGCTCAAGGAGATCGACAAGCGAGCCAAGCTCGCCGAGTGGATCACCGCCCAGCAGGAGCTCGGCCTCGACCCCAACATCCCCGACTACTTGCTCGAAGACGTACAGCTTGTTTCTTACAAGAACATGACGCTCGAGGAGTTCCGTGGTTTAGTTGACACAGTGCGCAACATCGAGCACTTGGGCCGCCTCAAAGACAAGCTGCTCACGCTGCAGGACAAGCGCGCATTCGCAGCTGTCATCGCCGACCTCGAGGCATCGATCCGCGAGAACGCCACGAGCGAGCGCCCTGTGCGCATCAACGCGCCCACCAAGGTAGACAAGGCCACCGACGCAGTGCGCGGCTTCTTCAGCTCGCACCGCAAGCTCTCGAGCCTGATCCGTCAGTTCGACGGCATGAAGGACGGCGGCGTGTTCTGGACGGTGTTCAACCGCTCGATGAACGCAGCAGGCGACAAAGAAGCCGTGATGCGCGAGAAGGCCACCAAGGCCTTGTCGAAGATCTTCGAGCCCATCATCAAGGGCGAGAAGCTCAAGACGATGGCGTTCATCCCTGCGATCAACATGAGCCTCTCGCTCGAGACCCGCTTGGCCGTGGCCTTGAACTGGGGCAACGAGGCCAACCGCCAGCGCGTGATGGACGGCGACAAGTGGAGCTCGGCGCAGGTCGAGGCGATCCTGTCCACGCTCACGCCTGAGCAGCTCGACTTCGTGCAAAAGGCGTGGGACCACATCAACACCTACTGGCCTGAGATCTCGGCCAAAGAAGAGCGCGTGAGCGGCTTGGCGCCTGAGAAGGTGCAGGCCAGCGCGTTCACGGTCACCACTGCAGACGGCACCGTGGTGCCAATGCGCGGCGGCTACTACCCGATCAAGTACGACCCAGACCGCTCTGGCAAGGCCGAAGGCCAAACCGCTGCGGAACTGACCAAGCAAATGATGCTGGGCCAGATGACGCGCGCCACCACACGACGCGGCCACACCAAGGGCCGTGTCGACACGGTCAACCGCGCTGTGCGCAAAGACCTCGGCGTGATCTTCCAACACGTCGACCAAGTCATCCACGACTTGGCATGGCACGAGTGGCTCATCGACGCCACGCGCATCCTGCGCGCAGGCCCTATCGAGTCGGCGATCCGCGAGACCGCTGGCAACGAAGTGCTGCGCGAGTTCAAGCGCGCGCTCGAGGACATCGCTGCGGGTGACGTGCCTGCGCAGTCTGAGTTTGAGGCAGCCATCAACCACCTGCGCGTGGGTACCACGATCGCTGGCATGGGCTGGAACCTCATGACCTCGCTCATGCAGCCTCTGGGCCTTACACAGTCCATCGTGCGCGTCGGGCCGAAGTGGGTCGGCAAGGGCTTGGCCCGCTGGATTGGCGACGCGACCCGCATGGAGAACACCGCCAAGGAGGTGTACGCGAAGTCTGACTTCATGCGCCTGCGCGGTGAAACGATGCAGCGCGAGATCAACGAGATCCGCAACAAGGTGCAAGGCGAGATGGCAGGCCCCGTCAAGGAGACCTACTTCTACCTGATCCAGAAGGCGCAGATGATCGCTGACTTGCCCACGTGGCTGGGCCAGTACGAGAAGTCGATCGCTGCAGGCGCGGACGAGGCGGGCGCTATTGCGCAGGCTGACCAAGCTGTGCGCGATGCGCAAGGCGGCGGCCAGATCATGGACCTCGCTCGCGTGCAACGCGGCGGCCCACTGCAAAAGCTCTTCACCAACTTCTACTCGTACTTCAGCACGACCTACAACCTGACGGCCGAGCGCTACAACGCCACGAGCTTCAAGGATCCGCTGCAAGTTGGCCGCTTCATGGTCGACATGCTCATGCTCTACACGGTGCCAGCCGTGGTTGGCTTCGCGATGAAAGAGGCGCTCAAGGGCGGTGGCGAAGACGATGACAAGCTCATCGAGAAGCTCATCCGCGAACAACTCAACTACCTGCTCGGCACGATGGTTGGCTTGCGCGAACTGGGCGCGTCGATCAACGGCTTCTACGGCTACGAAGGCCCAGCGGGTACGCGCTTTTTCAGTGAAGTTGCCAAGCTCGGCAAGCAAGTGGAGCAGGGCGAGGTCGACGCGCCGTTGCTCAAGCGCCTCAACAACGCGGCGGGCATTCTCTTCCACTACCCAGCGGGCCAAGTCAACCGCACGGTGGAGGGGTTCAACGCCATGTACGAGGGCAAGACGTCCAACCCAATGGCGCTGCTGCTGGGCGCGCCCAAGGAATAAAGGTGCGGATATGAGACACCTACTTTTTGATAATCACACCAACACCCGAGGGCCAAAACAATGACTGTACCTGCCGCCGAGCGAAAGGCTGGCCCGTTCAACGGGAACGGGTCTACCACCTCATTCCCATTCGAGTTCAAAGTCTTCACGACTGCTGACGTCGAGATCGTTGTCGCCGATGCTGACGGCATCGAGACCGTGCTCGAGCTCGACTCCGATTACTCTGTTTCTCTCAACTCGGACCAAGACGCCACACCCGGCGGCACGATCACCTACCCGATCAGCGGCGCTGCGCTCGCCACAGGCGAGAAGCTCAGCATCGCTGGCGCCATCGCTTACGAGCAAGAGACCGACATCCCAACGGGCGGCAACTTCAACCCGACCGTGCTTGAGAACGCGCTCGACAAGCTGAGCATGCAGACGCAGCAGCTGGCCGAGGCGGTTAGCCGCGCCGCGAAGGTGCCGATCACCAACGCTGCAGACGCTAACACGTTGACGCAGGCCATCTTGGTGGCGGCCAACAACATCGCTGGCCTGCAGATCATCGTGGACAACATCAGCGACATCCAGACTGTCGCCAGCGATCTGAACGAGGCCACGAGCGAGATCAACACGGTCGCGACATCGATCGCGAACGTCGACGCGGTGGGCACCAACATCAGCAACGTGAACGCTGTAGCGGGCAACGCTACAAACATCAACGCGGTTGCGGGCAACGCCACCAACATCAACGCTGTCGCAGGCAACGCTACCAACATCAATGCGGTCAATGCGAATAAAACCAACATCGACACCGTTGCGGGTATCAGCGCAGATGTGTCGACGGTCGCAGACAACGTGGCTGACATCGACGAGTGCGTCGCCAACATGGCCTCAATCATCGACGCCCCCAATCAAGCAGCCGCCGCTGCAGCGAGCGCTGCCGCTGCCAGTGGTGCTGCGCTCGCGATGGCTATCGCTCTAGGCTAAAAGGAAATCATCATGGCAAACACATTCACCTCTTACGCCAACAAGGACGTTGGCACATCCGCAGCGACAGTGGTCACTGTTGGTGCTGGCACTCAGACAACCGTGATCGGCATGTCTTGCGCGAACACCACGACTTCGCCTGTCACAGTCGATGCGTACATCACGCGCTCGGCTGTGAACTACTACCTGATCAAAGGCGCGACAGTGCCAGTGGGCGGCGCACTCGTCATCGTCGGTGGCGATCAGAAGGTCGTGCTCACCGCAGCCGACGTGTTGAAGGTGGTGTCCTCGGCTGCTGCCTCGATCGATGCAGTGACCAGCGTTCTCAACATCACCTAAGAGGCCACGCATGTACCTTGGCAACTCTCCAACCCAGCAGGCGTTCACGCCAGCCGTTGACGTGTTCAGCGGCAATGGATCGACCACGGCCTTCACGTTGTCGCGCCCTGTGGCGTCGGTGGCGCAGGTGCAGGCGTTCATCGAGAACGTGCCTCAAAGCCCAGTGGATGCGTTCACTGTCAGCGGCAACACCATCACGTTCACCAGCGCACCACCTTCTGGTTCGAGCAACATCTATGTGCGCTACACCAGCCCGATCACTCAGGTGATCCAGCCGAGCGATGGCAGCGTGGGCACAAACCAACTGGCCGCTGGTGCAGTGACCGCAGCAAAGCTGGCCTCTGGTCAGGTGTTCGCATTGAACGGCGTGTCCTTCCCTGCAACTCAAGTCCCGAGCTCTGACGCAAACACACTCGACGATTATGAGGAAGGGACTTGGACGCCTGTGCTAACCCCAAGCGCTGGAACTATTACCTCTCAAACTTGTAGTGGTAGCTACGTAAAGGTTGGTCGTTTAGTGACGGTGACATTCAATGCTCAATCGCTTACTGGAACTATGACGGCGATTTCGCAGCTAACAGGATTGCCTTTTGTAATTAACACGACCACTCCTATTGGCGCTTCGCGTGAATGGTTTGCTGCTGGAAATATGTGGGAAATTGTTGGTAATAGTGGTGCAAACACTTGCTCGATTATTCGATATGACAACTCATCCGCATGTAACGCGCAGTTTGCATGGAACGGCACTCTCTCTTACATCACAAACGCTTAAAGGAACAAACCATGTCACTCACAGAAACCAAAGTCATCGACCAGATCACGGTCACTGAGAACGGCACGGTGTTGTTCCGCGAGGCTACGCGCATCTTGCGTGATGGGGAAATCGCAGCACAGACGTTTCATCGCACCAGCCTCGCACCAGCCCAAGACCTGACAGGTGTGCCAGAGAAGGTGGCTGCGATCGCACGCGCTGCTTGGACACCCGAAGTCATCGCTGCTTACGAAGCGCAGGTGGCCGAGCAAGCTGCACGCATGGGAGCCGCGTAATGCCTATCAGCAAAATCAACACGAACAGCCTTGCTGATGCTGGTGTCACAGCAGCAAAAGCCGAAACGCTGATGCAGCCGCTTGGCGTTGGTCAGACTTGGCAAGACTTAACGGCTTCTCGCGCTGCCGCCACAACTTACACAAACTCCACAGGTAGACCTATTTACGTTGATATTACAGCCACAACCAATGCTGCGGGTTTAAATTACGCATACGTCATTGTTAACGGTGTCAGTGTCGCGTATTTAGGACAGTTAAGTGGTTCGTCGGCGAACACATTAGGAGCTTGGTTTGCTTCAATTGTTGTCCCAGCAGGTGGTACGTATTCACTTCAATTGGTCAATAATATTTCAATCTATAAATGGTCAGAGCTTCGTTGAGGATAAAAAATGCCACACTTCAAAAACGCAAACAACGAACTGTTCTGGCTCGATGAAGGTGACGACCACGCACGGTGGTTGCCCGACTGCACACCCATCACTGATGCCGAGGCTGATGCGATTCGCGCAGCAGCGGTGCAGGCATCGCAAGACGCGATGACCTACGCAGAGAAACGCGCAGCCGCATACCCAAGCATCACTGACCAGCTCGACCTGCTCTACCACGGCGGCATGGACGCATGGAAGGAAGCGATCGAAGCAGTCAAACTGGAGTACCCCAAGCCATGAGTTATATCGGCAACCCAATCAACTCGGTGGCCTTCCTGACTGACCAGTTCAGCGGCAACGGCAGCACCACAGCGTTCACCATGTCGGTGGCTCCAGCGAACACAGCCTCTGTGATCGTTGCTGTCTCTGGCGTGCTGCAAGACCCATCGACCTACTCGGTGGTGGGCACGACGCTGACGTTCTCTGCTGCACCGCCAAGCGGGACAGGCAACATCTCTGTGCGCTACCTCGGCATCCCTGCTGCTGGTGTCACGACCACTGCCTACCGCACGGTGACAGAGTTCACGGCCACCGCAGCTCAGACCGCGTTCAGCGTGCCGAGCTACACGGTCGGCTATATCAGCGTGTTCCGCAACGGCGTGCTGCTTGGCTCTGCCGACTACACGGCAAGCAACGGCACGACCGTCGTGCTGGCTGTTGGCGCTGCTGCTGGCGACCTCATCACGACCGAGAGCTTCTATGTGTCGAGCGTGTTGAACGCCATCGCCAACACCAACGGCTCGGTGACGCAGCTCAACCTCGCGCCCAACGTGGCGGGTAATGGGCCAGCGTTTAGTGCGTGGGGATCAACTGTTCAAGCATGCACAACTGGCGCAAACACAAAAATCATCTTGAACAATGAATTGTTCGACACGGCGAACTGTTTCGACAGCGCAACGAATTACCGATTCACACCGAACGTAGCTGGCTACTACCAGATCTCTGGCGCTTGCGGCATGGCTGCTGGTTCTGCATCGCAGTTAAGCGTTATTTCGATCTGGAAGAACGGCGGTCAGTTCTTCCTCGGTTCGTGTTCTCCTGCATTTACTACCATCCAGAACTTCATGACTGTCTCTGGTGTGGTTTATCTCAACGGCACGACTGATTATGTCGAACTTTACGTCTATCACAACTTCGGCTCAACTTGGAACACCACACCTAGCCAAGTTGTGACTTGGTTTAACGGCGCACTCGTGAGGGCAGCATAATGACAAAAGCAGCAAACTTAGCAGCGCTCGGCACGAGCAACGGACAAAGCGTTCTTGTCTCTGGCACTGCTGTCGCGTCGACCAGCGGCACTAGCATCGACTTCACGGGCATCCCTTCATGGGTGAAGCGTATTACTGTTCTTTTTAACGGAGTGAGTTCAAGCGGAGTATCTACGTTTCTTGTTCAAATTGGTGATAGCGGCGGCATTGAAAACGCAGGCTATGTTTGCACAGGCTCGTCTCTTTCTCCTACTTCCGCAGGCTCCTCAAACTACACTGCTGGTTTTGGAATTGGGGATAACAATAGCAATACAGCAGCATCAACTTATAGCGGTTTTGTAGTTCTAGATTGCTTTGACGTAAATACTTGGTGCGTCAGCGGGTCGCTTGCGGGTGTCGGTCAAACACACACAAAGATTGGCACAGGCGTTAAAGCTCTTTCAGCGGGGCCATTGACACAAGTTCGTGTCACCACAGTCAACGGCACAGACACCTTCGATGCTGGCTCAATTAACATCATGTACGAATAAGGAGCAACCATGACCCTCTACGAAAAAGTCAAAGCCATCTACCCCGAGCTGCAAGACGCAGACTTCATGACCACCATCCGCTTGCAGAACGACAGCGATGGCCGTGGCGACTACATCGCTGCATGGGATCACCCGACCCTCGCTCGTCCCACTGACGAGCAGCTCGCTGCCACCAACTAAGAAAGGTAGGGCCGATGTTTGGCACTCACTAAAGTACCCCTCTCAATGGCTGACATCGTTGGTGGCACAACCATGCGCAACCGCGTCATCAACGGCTGCTGCCGCGTGAGCCAGCGCAGCGCTGTATCGCTCACCACCAGCAACCAGTTCGGCGTAGTCGACCGCATGATGGGCAGCTATGTGAACGGCTCTGCTGGCACGCTGACCAACACAAGCAGCATCGGCACATTCAAGCGCGGCTTGGAGTTTTACAACGTGACGCTGTCATCTGGCTACGTCACATTCCGCCACCGCATCGAGGCGCTCAACACACTCGACTTGAGCGGCCAGACTGTGACCGTGTCGGCCAAAGTCCTCCACAACTATGGCAGCACGACCAACGTCAAGATCGGCCTGCGCAAACCCAGCGCGTCGGATAACTTCGCATCGACCTCGGTTATTGGCACAGACGCCACTGTGGCCGTTGCCACGGGCACGCAAACCGTTGTCAGTGCCACATACAACCTCGGCTCGACAGACGCCGACAACGGCCTCGAGATCGTGATGTATCACGACGCTGTCAGCGTGACCACTAAGAGCTTCGCCATCGGCGACATCCAGCTCACGCTCGGCAGCGAGGTCGAGCAGTTTGAGCGGCGCCCGATTGGTGTCGAGGATTTGCTGTGCAAGCGGTATTTTTATAGAAACAGCGGTAACGTCTATGCTTGCACAATCGGTGGATCTTCTGCTGCCATGTGGCACAACCCTGCGGCCTACCGTAGTACCCCCACAATGTCAGGGACTGCCCCCGGAGGCTCTTTATCTTATGCGTATGCAGCACCAAACGTAGTGCAGATGTTCTTGTCTGGATACACGGGCGGGTACGCAACATCAATCACTGCGGATGCGGAGCTTTAAATGTACAAGTTAATTAAAAACTTTTTCAACCAAGATTTTGTGCAGCGTCTTTCTGATGGCGTGCATATCCCATTCGACCCCGCCAACACAGACTACCAAGCCTATTTGAAGTGGCTGGAAGAAGGCAACACGCCAGAGCCCGCAGACGCAAGCCCGCAGGCTTGAGAAAGTAACATGTGGATAGCCAAGTTCTCTTCAACATCGCCATCTCGATCGCAGGGGGTCTCGCCTTGTGGGTGCTTAACTCGCTGACGCAACGCCTGCAAAAAGCCGAAGACAAGATCGAGACGCTCACCAACGAGCTGCCCAAAGAGTACGTGCAAAAACTCGACTACAAAGAGGACATGCGCGAAGTCAAAGAGCTGCTGCGCCAGATCTTCGACAAGCTCGACAACAAGCAAGACAAAGGCACGTGATGTGGGGCCAGAGATCATGCTCGCCCTGCAAGCAATGCGAGCCGCCTACAGCGGCATTCAGTATTGCTGCGAGGCGCTGCGTGAGGGCACGGTCGAGATTCAGCGCGTTAAGAAAACCGTCGAAGGCGGTGTGGCTGACGCCAAGAAGCTCTACACCGAAGTCACGGGTCTATGGGGTTGGCTGCAGGGGCTCTTTCGCCCCAAGTCCGCAGCGCCCAGTGTGGCCGTTCCCGATGCCGCCAAGCCCGCAGAAGAGCAGCGACCCGCGAAGAAGAAACCCAAGCGTGACGACGGCTACGTCGATCACATCCCCACACAAGACGAAGTCGTCCAACAGTTCATCGGGCACATGGGCGAGTGGTTCGAGAAGTACGCCTACCTAAAGGCGTTCACCGAGAAGCGCTACGCCGAAGTTTTTGGAAAGGACGAGATCAACTCAAAGGAAGTGCTCGAGCTCACGCAGCTGCAGGCCGAGCTCGATGCCGCTTACCCCACGCTGAGCACGCTCATGAGCGGTGCGCCGTGGCAGCTCGGTCCCATCTGGACCCAGTTCCGCGAGATGCAAGACAAGGTCAAGGCAGGGCAGGCGGCGCGGCAGATGAAGGCCAAGCGCGAGAAAGCCAAGCGCGATGCCATCGCGTTTCGTGAGCGCCACGACCGCATCGATCGCAACGTGACGGTGTTCTTCACGCTGCTGGGTGTGGCGTACTTTTGGTTGTTGATCGGGATCATTGCAAATGTCTAAACCAGAAAATCTTGGCGTGATCGTGTTCTTGGGCGTACTCATCCTGTGCCTGTGCACGTTTACGTTTTGGCTGGGCCTGAAGTTGTGGCAACGCGACGGCCAGTTCCAGCGGCAACAGCGCGAGGCCGAGAAGGCGGCGCTGGTTTTGCGCGAAGAGCGGGAGAAGCTCGAGCGTTTATTGAGAACGGTGCACGACACCGAGAAAGGCAAGGAGTGAAAGAGTTAATTCAACAATGGATCAATCGCCCACGTCGTAGCGAAGATGAGATCGAGATCGACACGTGGTCCTTCGTAGTCAAGTCCATCACCATCATGGTGTTGGTCATCGCCTTTGGCGTGCTGTGGCTCATCGGTTTTGAAAAGCAAGACGAGGTGCTCGCACCCATCGATGCGGTGTTCTTAGAGATCCTCAAAGCGATCGCCTTCATGGGCGTAGGCGCGATGGGCGCGATCTCTGGGCGCAAGAGCTCGGGCAAACCGAAAGCCGAAGATGGACAAGCTGCTTGACATCCTTAAGGGTGCGGCACCTGCTTTGGCTACTGCTGTCGCTGGCCCTCTGGGTGGCGCGGCAGTCAATGCGATCGCCGATAAGCTCGGCGTTCCCGCGTCGATCTCGGCGGTAACCGCAGCGCTCGAGGGCAACCCCGAGCTCGCGCTCAAGCTCAAAGAGATCGACACCAAAGAGCTCGAGCTGCACAACGCCAACACCGACAGTGCACGCAAGATGAACGCCGAGATCCAGCTCTCGGCGAGCGCCTCGTGGCTGGCGAAAAACATCGCCTACGTGATCGACGTGGTGATCGTGCTGGCGACGCTGTTCCTGTCGTGGTTCGCCTTCATCAAAGGTGTGCCGCCCGAGAACAAGGAGCTCGTCTACATGGCGCTCGGTTCGCTGCTCACCATGTGCGGCACCGTGCTCAACTTCCACCGTGGCTCGAGCCAAGGCAGCAAAGATAAAAACGCTGAACTAGAAAAACTGAAAGGCAAGTAAATGACCAACCTCACCCCTCACTTCACCCTCGAGGAGCTCACCCACACCGACCACCGCACGTTGGACAACACCCCCACTGAGCGCGAGCGCTGCCAGCTCAAGCGCGGGGGCGAGTACGTCGAGATCAACGCAGTGGCAAACCTGCCGCGCTTGGCAAACTTCCTCGAGCAGATCAAGGCGCTGCTGGGCGGCAAACCGATCATCATCAACAGCGCATTCCGCAGCCACGACGTGAACACCGCCGTGGGCTCGGGCGATCACAGCGATCACCGTCGCGGCTGCGCGGCCGACATCCGCGTGCCGGGCATGACGCCCGATCAAGTGGTGCGCGCCATCATTGCGAGCAACCTGCCGTATCAGCAGGTCATCCGCGAGTTCGATCGCTGGACCCACGTGGCGATCACCACCCACGAGGGTGATGTGCCGATGAAGTCGAAGATGATCATCGACTCCACGACCCCCGGCGGCCGCCCGTTCGCCTAACCTCGGGCTCGGGTTTGTTGAGCCCCGGCCTCGGGGCAACGGCAGGCTCTCTGGGCGCTTTAATTGCCCGAGGGTCTGCCTCCCATGCAGTCAGATCATTGGCCGCCGTGTCGATCGTTTTGACGTCCTTGGCGAGGCCTTCCACCATCGCGCGCAGCTTGGCGTTCTCGCGCTGCAGGATCGGCACCATCTGGACCGTGATCCAGTGCGCCTTCATCTCCCACGCCTCGAAGCATTCCCCCTCATCCCCGCGCAGGTATTTGCCGTCGAAGTGCCAGCCCGTCCAGCTCTTGTCAGCCCACGGCAACTTGGTGCCTGCGAACCCGCGCAGCAGATCGATGGTGGCTTGACTGGGTACCGCCTTGCCCGTGCGCCAGCGCATGAGGGTTGTGCGGTGGATGTTTAAAGCCTGCATGACAAAGCCAGCGCCGCCAGCCTTGTCGATGAGGTCTTCGATCTCGCGAGTTAGCATTTGCCAAGGCTACCTTTAGCAGACGATAAAGGCAACACGGGGCGCTACTTCGCATAATCTATCACTGGTCAAATGCCTGTTCCCTTTTGGGTCAGGCACTTAACCCGTGCATCGTGCACCAGCTGCTATAACGCCCCGCGCTGCTGTGTGCATGATGCACGAGCCTTCTGCGTTTGACAAATCACGGCAAGTGGTACTTGTCGCGGCAGGGCGCGCAGGCCCCACCGATCAAGCGCCCCGACCACTCTCCGCACAGGTCGCATTCGCCTTGCTCGCCCACGGGTAGATCCGCGTGCAGGCACACGTTGCGCAGCGCCTCGGCCAGCGCGCGCTCGATCTCGGGCGCGGCGCGGTCCGCCTCATCCATTGCGCTCGGCCTCCAACGCTTTGGCAAGCGCCTCCTCGAGCTTGTCAGCCACAAAGAACTGCGCCGACGTGTCGACCCGCCACTGCCCGCCGATCAGACGGGTCACTCCCTTGATCACGTCCTTGCGCATGAGGTCGATCACGCGGGCGTCTTTTTCCATTTGGATGTAGGCCTCCACCGCCTTCACGATGAAGTCACCCATAGCGCTTCTCCATCTCGATCAACAGGTCGATCTCGTGCTTGATCTTCTCGAGATCCTCGAAGCGGTTGGCTGCACTCTTGTCGCGCCAGCGCGTGATGCGCTTGACCACGCAGCCCTCGAGGAAGTTGAGGTTGTTCGCCGCGATGTACTCCACGGGCTGGATGCGCTTGGTCTTGTAGTGGCCGCCTGCCACCTGCACGTCCAACGCGCTGGGCATCTCTTTGAAGCCACCGGGCGGGAGGCACTCGCGGCAGGTCTCGTTTTTGCCGCAGTCACAGACTTTCATTTTGATTTTCCTTTCATGTAGTCAAGTAACAGGTCTTGCACTTCGCGCTTGGTCTCGCGTCGCGCCATCACCAGCTCGTCGACGGTGTCGCGAGCCACGATGTAGTGGATGAACACGGGGCGGTTGTGGCCTGCTTGGAGCTGGCGCACAGGGCCTATGCGTTCGATGATTTGGTCGTGCTGCTCGAGGTCCCACCACTGCGAGAAGAAAACAATAATGTTGCCTCCGTCCTGCAGGTTGAGGCCGTGACCAGCACTTGCAGGGTGGGCGAACAGAAGAGGTATCTCGCCCTTATTCCATTGCCGTATCGTGTTCGGGTCAGCGTCCAAGACCCGACCTTTAGGAAATGCTCGCTGCAGTCGCGCCAAGTCCGACTTGAAGTGATAGGCCACCAACACGGGCGCGCCCGCAGCTTCGTTGAGAATCGATTCCAGAGCGTCGAGTTTTTCAAAGTGCACCTCTATCCATTCGCCCTCACCGTAGCGCTCAGCGTCGAGGTAAACCGCACCACTGGCGATCTGCAAACACTTTGAGCTCTTGGCACCAGCGCTGAAGGCCTCGACCTCCACGCCTGCCTCGAGCTCCATGAACATGTCCTTCTCCATGTCGCGGTAGAGGCTGCGCGCACGGCTTGGCATGTCGACCTTGATCACGTTGACGATGGGCGCTTGCAGGTCGAACCAGTCAGCGGGGTCGATGGTGAGGCAGATGTCGGCGAGCTTCTCTTGGATCTCCTCCTGCGCGTGCTCAGCAGGCGTCCAGTTCGTGAACTGGTAGCCCTTGTTGGGGCGAAACCAGCGGCTCTGAAACGCGCTGTAGGTGCGCCCTAAGCGCACGCCCGCATCGAGAAACCACGTCTGCCCCCACAGGTCATCCAAGCCGTTGGGTGAGGGCGTGCCCGTGAGATTGATCCAACGCTCGACCTCGCTGTGCGCGAACTCAGCGAGCGCCTGCGCACGCACGGTACCTTGGCGCAGGCGAAAGCCTTTGAGCTTGGTCGACTCGTCCGCCACCACGGTGGCGAAGGGCCATGCCTTTTTGTTCTTGGCGTACCACTCGCGCAGCCACACGATGTTGTCGTAGTTCATGGCGTACACGGGCACGTCGCGTTTGAGTGCGGCCTCGCGCTCTTTGGCATCGCCCGTGACTGACGCCACCTCGAGGCCACTGAGGTGGTCCCACTTCGTCACCTCCTCGGGCCACGTCGTGCGCGCCACGCGCAAGGGGGCGAGCACGAGCGTGGGCCGATCTTCGCCTGCCAAGTTGTGCAGGTGGTCCAAGAAGGTGAGCGTGGTCACGGTCTTACCCATGCCCATGCCCGCCCACAGCGCGCAGCGCTCGACGTTGGCAAGGTGGGCCATGCCGATGTTTTGGTAGGGGCGGGGGGTGAAGGGCTTACGCATGGGTCGGCCACGGTCCACGGATGACGGTCAGACCCTGCACGGGGCGGGTGTCGCGCTCTTTCTTGCGCGCCTTGGACTCTTGCACCTGCTTGCTGTGCTTCTTGCGCAGCGCCTCTGGTGCGGGGCGCGCACGCGGCGGTCTTGGTGCTGGGCGTGTGCGCGGCTCAATAGCAGGCAGGCCCAGCGCGATGTCACTGGGAAAGGGCGCATCGGGCGGCACAACCGCCACGGCCCACAGCTTGGTGGGGCGGTAGCCCGCGCGGACGCACCACGCCTTGATGTAGGCATCGTCCATCACTTGAGAGAGGCAGCGCTGCACGCTGGTGTACGGCGCGCCTGTGCGGTTGCTGAGTTCAAGAATGCTCAGCGGCTCTGGGCTTTCACGAAGCAGCTCGCGGAGCCTGCGGTGTAAGGTGCCTTTCATTTCAAAATTCTTTCTACCCCCTCGAGGGAGTCAATGACTTCTACACGTTGGCCGAGCGCGCGCATGCGCTTGTGCTCGCGCAGCTGGTAGTCCTCGGGCTCCACGCCCGGCGCCTTGAGCTCGACCCAAATTTGGTTGGGCACTTGCACGCCGTAGACCGTGATGATCTGGCCGCCCCAGTTAGGCAGCATGACCAAGCGATCGGGCGCACCACGGCGACCGATCCACGTCACCTTGCGCACTTCCCCGCCCAGCTCTTTGACCCGCTTGACGAG